CCATGTCTGTCTTCTGTATGAGTGTCCGCATTCTCCGCAAGTCAGGAGTTCCGTCAGCACATACTTTGAGCTGTATTTGCTCTTTTCTTTCTTGGCCTTATTTGCCTTTCTTGTTACTGCAGCTTTGTTGAGACTTGCTCTTCTGGCTTTTTCCACCTGTACTTGGTGAAACAGCTCTTTCGGGATAATCGCCTCATGGTTGTCTTCGATATAGTACTGTGGCGCATACCCTTGGTTCTTGACCTTCTTCTTCGTGAGGAAGTCGATGGTGTAGGTTTTCTGCATGCAGGCATCTCCGCAGAACTTCTCGTTTGAAAGCATCTTATCGATGGTGCCAGGATGCCAGTTTTCAAGTCCTGTTACGGTCTTTATGCCGTCATCCTGTAGCCCTTTGGCAATCTGTATGATGCTTTTTCCCTCCAGATACTCTCTGAAAATCCGTTTAACAATCACCGCTTCATCCGGGACGATGATAAGGTTACCATCGTCATCTTTGGTGTAGCCGAGAAACTTCTTATGATTCACCGATATGATGCCGTTTTCAAATCTTCTGGTTAAGCCCCACCTTGTATTCTCGCTGATATTCCGGCTTTCCTCCTGCGCCTGACTGCTTAGGATCGTAATCAGGAGTTCGCCACCGCTTTCCATGGTGTTGACGCCCTCTTTTTCGAAGATTACCGGTACATTCTTTTCTTTAAGCTTTCGTATGCACTGCAGGGCATCGACTGTGTTTCTAGCAAATCGGCTGACCGATTTTGTCAGTACCAGATCCACTTTTCCAGCCATGCATGCATCGATCATGGCATTGAAATCGTCACGTTTCTTTGTCTGTGTGGCGCTTTTGCCATCATCAGCGAATATTCCTGCACACTTCCAGTTTGGGTTGCTATTGATTTTTTCTGTATAATAATCAACCTGTGCTTCGTAGCTGCCTTCCTGCTGTTCCAGAAGCGTACTGACTCTGCAATAAGCGGCTACCCTGAGCGTTTTCTGTTCTACTCGTACATGTCTATCATATTTCATTTGAGGCGGTATGATTGCTACCGTCTTTTTTGCTACTGCCATGGTTACCATCCTTTCTTTGGGTTTCTATGGGTCTTTCTATGGTGATGCCACCTATAAATTCAACCACTATCTTGGTTTCTTTATAAATGGTCATCTGCTTAATGATCGTTTTGAACAGTTCCTCGTCAAATTCTGTCAAGGTGTTGATTTCCACAAGAGCTTCTTTCAATCTCTCAGCATTTCTTGGTTGATCATATACTTTAGCCCCTGCATAGTAGAGCTGCGCTCTCCTGAGTATCAGTTCTGGCAGCATCGGATTCGAGTAGTCACCTTCCAGCTCCAGTTCCTTAATCCGGTTTTCTATCTCTCTTAAATCCAAGCTCATCTTCGGCGGTTCTTGCGGTTTGATTTTTTCGATCAGCCACCTTTGCCTTAATAGTTGATTGGTAGCTTCTATAAAAATAGCTTTCAAGTCCTCATCGGTGAAGAAATGGTTTTTGCATAAAACCCGGTTTTGGTAGATATAATGTTTGCACTTCCATTTGACCTTTTCAGAAGGCTTTCCAGCGTGCTCGATGTACTTCTTGTAGTTTTCACCACATTCGCCGCATCGGATCATGCCGCTGAAAACCGTTTGATTTCGAATGGCTTGCACTTGCTGTGTTCTACTGAGTTTCTTCTCTACTCTTACCCTTCGCTCCTGTGCCTTTTTAAAGGTCTCGTTGTCAATAAGTCTTGGGTATAATTCGTCCCCTTGATACCTGATGTTCTGCAGGATCTTCCCCACTGAACCATGATTCCAATTCGGCTTCTTGTTGGCATTAAGCACACCTGCAGCGGTCAGGTCTTTTGCGATGGCAAACATAGATTTCCCAGCGATGTAATCTGTAAAAATTGATTTTACCGTTTTCGCATGTTCCTCTTGTATTTCAACTGCTCCATTCACCATCTTGTATCCCATGGGCATATGTCTTTGCATCATTCCTGCTCACCACCTGTTCCTGCCTTCTCTATCAACTCCAGTCCATTAATCAGTTTGAAGGTTATCGTATTCTTTTGACCGATAATCACCTGCTCCACTGTATGGCTAAAGAGGCTTTCATCATAATCCTCCATAATCACTGGGTTATACCGGATGATTTCAAGCAGTCTTTGAGTACCAGCGATCTCCTTTTCGAACCCATTGGAATCCAGAAGGCTGTTCCTTTTTCTCTTCGTTTCTTCAAGTTCAACATTCAGAGCATTTTGTTTCTGTATAAAAAGAGCAGAGTCCACATATCCCTTTTGCGCTACTCGGCTCAGGATATGGCTCTGCTCAGTCAGTTCCATGATCTTATGGTTTAATTCTTCAATTTCAGTTTCTTGCTCCTTATTTATTCGAAGATTCTTAAGGGAGTCCAGCATCGGGATGAGTATGTACCCATAATTGCTGACAAGTTTATTCCACATTGTCAGGTAGGCATCTTTGATGATGTCCTCACGAACCGGCTTCATTTTGCACATTGCACTGTTCTTAATGTGGTTCGTACAGCTCCATTGGATTTTCTCATAAGGCTTACCGATGTAGATCTTTTGCCTTTTAAATGAGCCATTGCATTCACTGCACATGATTTTGCTGCTGAACTCGTACCTGTTTTGATATTTTTCACTTCGGTCATTCCCCATCTGGTTTCTTCGATATCCATAAATCTCTCGAACCATCTGTCCTTGTTCTCTGGTGATAATCGGTTCATGGTTATCCTTAATAAAAAACTGAGGCATCTCGCCACGATTTCGTTTCTTCGTGAACGGGAGTACCTCAGTGGTGTAGGTTTTCTGTAAGATCAGATCACCTTCATATATAGGATTTTGAAGAATCTCTTTTACTGTACTTTCATTCCAAGTTTCTGCCGTTCTAACGGTTGGAACTTGGTCTTTGTTTAAATCTCTGGCTATGACGTAGGATCCTTTCCCACCCAGATACTCCAGGTAAATTCGGCGTACTATTTCCGCCTCATCTTCTTTAATCACCAGTTCGCCATCTTCATCCTTCGTATATCCATAGGCTACTGTGCTGAGCCTATAGCTGCCATCCCTAAATCTCTTTTGAATACCCCAGCGGTTGTTGGTCGAAATGCTTTCGGATTCCCCTTGTGCCAAGGAGCTCAAAATCGTCAGCATCTGTTCGCTTTGCTCTGATAGGGTGTTGAGGTTCTCTTTTTCAAAGTATACTGTCACTCCAAGGGATTTCAGTTTCCGGATGGCTTCTATGCTATCAACTGTATTTCTAGCAAACCGAGTGACCGATTTCGTGATGATGACATCGATATTGCCATTTTCACATTCACGCATCATTCGCAGGAATTCATCTCGGCTCTTAACCTTTGTTCCACTTTTTGCTTCATCCGCAAAGATGCCGACAAATTCCCAATCCTCACGTTTTCCGATATAGCTTTCGTAGTATTCCACTTGAGCTACATAGGATGTGTGCTGCTTGGTGGAATCCGTGCTGACTCTGCAGTATGCACAAACCCGTTTTTTCGGTCTGAGGGTTTGGATGACATTCTGTCTCACCGGCTCAATTTTAGATACTTTCTTTGCCATATGCGTCTTCCTCCTTTCTGGGCATGTGCCCCTTCTTAGCAACACACAATACTCCAAAGGCTGGAACATAGCAAGTGTTTTTACGCATATACCTTAGCAAGCTGTGGGGAGAAGGATTGGCGGTTCAAATGATCGATTTTTTCGTACTCTTCCTCGCTCACGATGCCCCTTCTCATCAGAATGTCTAACATCTTCAGTGCCATTTTATATTGAACTTCACCCTTGGATTGCTCTCTGGTCATTCCATGAAGTTTCGCTTCTTCTTCCCCGATTTTAGTTAAATCAAAATCCATTTCTTTTCGCCTCCAATCTTTCATTTTGCTTAATATCACAAAAATAGGGATTGCCTTTCTCCTGACACCCGCATCCGCGAACACCAGAAGAAAGCAAGTCTATAGACTCTTGCAATCCCCATGGCTTCTGACATTAAGTCAGTTTTTATTCATTCACACACTGTATTTGACACAACTTCCCCAGTGCATAGCCTTTTTCAAGACTTAAGGGCGGTTTCATAAACTGAGGTCAGTTTACCTCATCATAGGATTCTCACCTCCTCCGGGATCTCCGCAGGCTGCCCCCATTGCGATGTCTATGGCTGGACAGAAGTATCATTGTAGGCTGATGAGGTTATGGCAAAACAGTCGAACTGTT